TGTTCACATTAACATCAATATTCAAGTGTTCTGATAGACCCATGATTGTGCTACCGCCTCTTTGGATCACTGAACCAGAAGGATTTCCAGCAGCCCGATAGATACAGATTCGATCACCCTTTTCTGGTGTTGATTGTAATGTTAGGACTCGATTCGCCGTGAAGTCCACTGCATACTGTCTATTGACTGTCAGCGTGACGTTAGAATTTACATCAACCCATTTGATCACAGCATCATCAATTGAATCGACCCTTTCATTAACTTCTTCAATGTCTAGGTCATGTTCATCCAGTCTAAGGAAGATATTCGTATAGTCAGCATTTGCAATTTCTAACGAACTAACGCGAATGTCCAGATTGCCATAGTCAATCTCGATATTATCAATCTTCTGGTCCTGAACCTCAATTGCATCACTGACATCAATTAGCAACTCGCCCATGTCCTGAACAACGTCATCGATCTGTTGTTGCTGTGCAGGATACACGGTTGATACTAGAGATTCAAAATCAATGATCAGGTTTTGAAGTTCAGTAAAGTTTAGATCGGCCTCTGCGTAGCTTAGTGCTAGACCCTTTACTGATCGGAGGGTGATATTTTCACTATTCGCCATTATTCCTCCTCACCCATTACGATGATTTCCAACGCTGTCAATCTTGTCGCTAGGTTGGAAATGGTAATTTGCATTGTCGAAATAGCGCTGTCAAGGTTTGACATCTTTGACTCATAGACTGATTTGGCCACCTTGTTATCATAGACTTCTTCAATGTTGATGATATCCTGAATAGCGTTTTGAAGTTGAATCCAATTCTGGTCAACTTCAAAGTGACTCATCCTGCGTCCGAGTTCGCTTCTAGTCTTTACTAGTTCTTTGTTTGCTATGCCCATTTGTGCTTAGTCCCAATAATCCGAGTCAACATAGTTAGTTGCGCTATATGTGTTTATGTATGTATTTATAAATAGGGTTTCATCGAAGGAGCCGGTAATGTATCCGCCCTCGAAGTATAGTCCCTCCCACCCAGCGTTTTCTTCTGTGATATAATCCTGTGGTAATATTACATCGCCGTCAGCCAGTGCGAACTTAGCCATCCAGCCACGCTTACCAATAACAATCGGATTGCCTTCAATATCAAACGCACGTTCTAAGCTGATGTCCTGTAATACATAGTCGGTATCACCGTAGACGTATACTGGATCAAAGTATGAATGATCTTTGTATACCTCATCAGACATGAATCCTGCTTTCGCATACCAAGTATAATTATTGCCAGCAGAGTATAGTGCTAGATTGTAGAAGTTCAATGTACCGATGAACACGCCACTGAATTCATCTAATGTACCGATGAACATTTCAATCAGTGAATAGATTCGTGTACGACCAAACATCTTGAAGCCCGATGGATGAAGAATGTTCTTCACCACGTTCGCGTACTTCAGAACTTCATGGACACTTTGAATCTCGTAAGAGAAATCTTGATAATACTCGCCATCTTGTAGATACATGGTGGAGGAAAGCCAGCCACGGGTATCTGCATAATATCCGGGCAACTTTCTAACAACACCCAACTTTGCTGTTGCAACTAGACCAGTTCCTAGACCAACCGAAGTGGTGTCTGGTCCAGTAACATAGACCAATTCCTCTGTTTGATTATTGAATCCGATGGGCGGATTCTCGACCAGCAATCTAGTAACAGACCCATTAGCAGATGTCTTGCCGATCTTCAGTGTGCCATAGTTGACGTTGGGAATCTCAAAACGTACTGACTTGCCCAGTTCAAGCTCAGCACTGTGTACAAACTGACCATCATAATCAAAGTCCAATACCTGCACACCGTCAACGAATAATTCAATCTCATTGACTGTGAATAGCGTGGTGATTCTAGTATCGAATGATCCATGAATAACAACATCGCCTTCGTGTACGTAGACTTTAGACTTATCAGCAAAGTCGATCAGTTCGTTTGAGAAGTAGTTCTGGCCACCGTTCTCGATTTCAAAATCAACAACAGTTAGAACAGGCCAAACGGAAATCGGATTCTCATCGTCAGTGTAAACTGGATGCAAGTGATCGAACTCGCCTTCAATATCCACGAGAATCAAGTGCACAGTATCAAATCTACCAGAGTAGTTTAGATTGATATATCCTTCCACCGTCGCACTAGCTTCGCGTGTTAGTCCCTCGCCTAGTTCAATCGTCTGTTTGATTCGCTTGTACATTAGCACATCAGGATTACCGGGATTCGTAACAATCATGATAGATTGATTATCGATCCACGTACCGTCTGATGTTCTTAGAATGTTATCCTTTGGCAGATAGATGTTAACATCATCGTCATTGAATAGCACCTTGAACAGAAACTTGTACGACTCGTGAGAACCACGGGTCAAGTGAAACTGTTTCGACCACCGGATCAACAGTTCCTTATCAGCTTGAATCTCGGGCGGAATCCCTGCCAGATACTCATTGAACATTGCATTCGTGTAGTCATCGATTGACTGTTTGAATGAAACGTAATCCATATGATGTTTGATACGTTCATACGGATTGCCAGCCTGATTCAGCCAAGCATAATACGATTCTAGGAATTAAACAAAATTCGGATATTGTTCAACAATGTGCTGGGGTATCTGTGATACAATGGTATCTCGGGTAACGGCTGTAGTCATACGTATGCGTCCCCTTACACCCTGTCAGACTTGGAAAACTCACTGCACTGCAATGAAGTGATTCGAACAATATTATGAGATCGCGTGTAGAAGTTCTGTTCCTCGACACGAATCTCCACCTGCAATCCTGGTTCTGGCTGCATGAATGTTGCAACAAAGTCAACCACTCCAGTTTCATAATTGACAGTTCCGATGTTCAATGTTCTGTGAACACCAGCCTTGTCATAGGAGTAAACAATCCTCCCATTCCCGTCATCAACGATACGTTCATTGCTTGCGTCATCAACGATATTTGCACCTAGAATCTGTACGGATCGTGGTGCAATCTTATTATCGAAGTCAATAATGTGTCGGTCGTTATATCCGCGTCTGGTGTTGAATGTATGCGAGAATTTCTCATTGATGATCACGGATTCAACTTCACCAATCCCCTTCAGCAGTTCGCTTAGTTCGGCCTCGTTGTAATAGGCACCGAATCGTGATAGAACATCCTCTGAATAACTGGTCACGATTTCCGCAATGCGAGATTCGATCACGGCGCGTGATGTCGTAGTGACTCGATCACGCACAATGTACTTGATTTCAAGGTGTGTGTCGAAGATGTTTGGATCAACAATCTTAGGAGTGATCGATCCAACACTTTTTGATCTGATGTATGCTTCAATTCGATTCTTCAGACTGCGGGTGATCTCAATGCCCTCATCAGGAATGATAGCAATGAATTGTGTGCCATACTTCGGCGGCTTGTTTTCCTCGCCACCCCATGAGATGACAGACTTTAGAAACGGAAACTCCTTCGTGATCAGATACACATAGTCATAGGACGCTAATGCACGATCTTGATTAGAATAAGCACGGGGTGCATTGAAACGAATAGATTCAATCCCTTCCCGATTCATGCCACCATAAGCAGGTTGCTTTGCGCGAACTTCTATGTTAGAATATCCACCGATTGTGATCCCAGCCATGAATGATCTAGCACCATTCGCGTGTAACTGTGTGTTGCTGATGTACTCAAGCGTGACAGTGGAACCGACGCTAGGTTCACGACCAAGCACATTCTTTCCGAAGCTAATTTCATACTCACCCGTATTACTTTCGTAGATGAAGAATACGTTACTACTGGCACCCATGTCAGTGATGCTACTCACACGATTATAAGGCGACACGATATTATCATTCACAGTCACTTTCAGTGTGGAGATATCAATGCCGTCATTAGGAACAACGATCTTCTCACCCTGATAGTTGAAGTTGCGCTTGAGATAGTGTCCTTGATACAGTTCAATGTCCGTAGCGTGATATTTCTTTGTTGCACCGTTGTACGTGAATGACTGTGGCTCTGTTGTACTGAAAGTGAATGTTGCACCACCCACTGAAGTCACGAAAGTTACTCCCGGATCAGCAACGATCACAAAATTACCCGTCGGCGGATTGACAGGAATGATATCAACATCAACAACTGAACGAGCGGACACCCTAGAACGTGGCACATACGATAGCTTCTGGGCATGGGCGACGACGTTGCCTCGAATCTGTGCAGACTCGATGAAAGATTCATTCGCCAGCATGTTAGCAAGGAAACTATCATAGACAGTATTCCGCACCAGCATATCAACAATCGTATTGATCGCAGAGCCATCGTAGTCAAAGTCTCTGAAAGTTTCCTTTGTCTTCAGAAACTCGATCAACGACCGCTTCAATTCGTGATGATCAAATGTTGTAGGCGTTAGCTCTGCTCTTGTCATTTTCTGCTCATGTGTTTTAGGTATTATCTTATATATTTAGCGAAGTCTATCTAGGGTAATGGCAACCTGTTCAATATGCGGGTTGCTCAACTCTGTATACTTGATCATCAGCGTCAATGTGTTTTCGTCGTTATTCTCATTGCTGATTTCAATATCGGTGATTCTCAAGTTCGGTTCAAAGTTCCGCACCGCTTCCCGAATGAAATCAGCCATCGTCAGCTTATCTAACGGCGTATGTAGTTCAAACAACGATGATCTTACGTTAGTTCCAAAGCCGACGTTGAAGCCACGTTCGTAAAATGAAGTTTCAATTACATTCTTAATTGTCTGAACAACAACTCGCTTTCCAGTCTTGACAGCAAGGTCACCTGTTAGTGGATGGGGAACGAAATTGAAATCTATGTCTATTCTCTGATTCATCTTTTTATGATCCTAAAAATACAACTTGAATCCGTTTGAGAACTTTCCTCCGTACATTGTCTGAACGAGTCCTCTCTGTTTAGACTTTGTGCGGTCGAAGCTAATGTGTAGCCAAATTGCTCGCCCGTGTTCCAATATAATTGCATCAAACGGCAGATTCTTCACCACCCACTCCCCGACTTCCAAGTGCTTCTTGTTACTCCAGCTAGGTTCTTGAATGTCCACAGCACAGCCCCGATTATGTTGACTGCGACCACTTCCAGCACGGAACCCGGAATTGATTCTGAACGGTCCAAACTGTTGTCTGATTGGTTCTAGGATATTCAGTGCTAGTGCTTCGAGATTACAAACAATCTCTTGTTCAGTTAGTCCTACTTGCGCACGGATTCTATGCGGGAACAATGCACCAGTGCTCAAGTTGTTTATGGTATAATTCTGGCTCAATCGCGTATTGTAGTTGATCGGCAATGTGATCAGCTTGCAGTCACCAAGATCAGGCGTTTCCCTTTCCTGTGCTTCTACGTTCGATTCTTGTTTAACATTGCCGTCATATGTGATTGGTGGAATGTCAGATGGATATGTGCCCGGAGTCATTCCAATTGAATCAGGGTCATCAAATTCTGCGTATCGACTAACTTGTTGAAGATTGCCTCTGACGAATTCTAAATCATAAACGGCAGGCAATGTCACATTCGGCGTCCTGAATGATGGCGCAAATGAAGCACTGCCTGCATATACTGTTGCTGATGCTGTGATGAGGGTATCGCCATCACTATCAACGTCGCCTAATCTCGCTACTCCTGGCATTTTCTATCCATTCCTTTATTCGTTCAGTAAAATCTTACCGGCCTTCGCATCGATCTGATTGCCCTTCAATTCTAGTGTTGATGCTACTATTGTCTTTGTTCCTGTTGCTTGGTCATATGAGTCACCGTAGAACTCATTACTTTCACCCTGAACTATGAGCGTTCTAGTTCCATCCACCTGTGTAGTCATGTTGCCCTTGACATACTGCGTATAATTGCCCTCAATCGTCTCGTTGACATCGCCACGAATGTAGATGTTCTTAGCACCAGCGATTAGTTCATAGCCGTCACCGACAACTTTTACAACACGATCCCCTTCAGCAGAGACTTCATAATACGAGCCTGATGGATGGTATTCGTGAATGCGTTCCGCACCCGGTGTGCCGTCCATCTCGCGTACCAGACCAGTTGGGGTTTCAAAAACGTGGTTATTAGGATATGATGCATTATTAACATACGCTGGTTCTGACCATCTTTTCTTTTTTAATTCCTCTTCATCTTCCTCTTCTGTGTTCTCTGCTGGTCCTTGAACGCCTTGAACTCGATTCAATTCACGCAATTGTGCGATCTGTGAGCCAATACCAGAACCATTTGCCAGTCCAGACACATCAGACACGTTGTTGGTCATGCCAGCTAGTGCGCCGATCACAATCCCTGTTTGAAATGTCTTGTCCACGAAGAAGCCGAAGACTGTTGTGCCGACCATCACCCCGGTTGGCGAAATCCCATAGCCAGTCATCGATCCTGAATTGGGCACGATCTGACTCAGCCACGGCAACTGTTCAGTGGGCAACACGCCTGGATTGTCTGAATGGAATCCATACGCTCGC